GAAAAAGGAGAAATAAAATATGTCGTTTGACACATTAAAGGTGGCTGAATTAAAAGTAATTGCAACAGATTTTGCAGTTGATACAGAAGGCCTAAAGAACAAAAAAGACATTATTGCAGCTCTAGCAGAAGAAGGCGTTACCTGGAGTGTATATCAAAGTACGGTAGAGGCAATTGAAAGAGACACAGAAGAAATTGAAATTCTTCCAAAGTTTGATCCAAAAGCGCAACCAGAAGATACCCTGCTTGTAAGAATGACAAGAGATAATCACAGATACGATATCCACGGATATACCTTTACAAAAGATCATCCTTTTATAGCAATGTCTGAAGATGATGCTCAAAAAATCTTTGATACAGAGGAGGGTTTTCGTTTAGCGACACCAAAGGAAGTTCAAGACTTCTACAACTAAACGTTAACATAAGTTAATGGCAGAAATATACAAAGATCAAACTTCACCAATTAAAACAAAAATATTTTGGGGTGGAGAACTAGTAGACGCAGATGGAGCTGTTACAGCGGTAGTATATGATATTACTGAAGACAATACCATTTACCCAGCAGTTAACCCAAATGTTCCAGTGGGTACATTTACTGCTACAAAGCTAGAAACTGATATGGGAACATATCAGGTTGTTTTGCCATTGGCACTCTGCAGAAGAAATAGAAAATTTAAAGTAGAGTGGCGGTACACGGTTAATAATAATCAGGGCTCACATATATACTTTACAGACGTAGTAACCCCATATGCAAACCTGTCAGACATTATTGATGATTTAAACTTTGGAACAGATCCTTCTGACCCAAACTATAAGTCATATCACGACTTGCAGATGGCTGAAAAATATGCAAGAAAACTTATTGAGATTTATACTAATCAGGTTTTCCACTTATATGATGACAAGCAAATTGTTTATGGCTCAGGTTCAGACATTTTGCCTATGCCATTTAAACTTAATGAAATTCATGAGGTATATGAGAATGATGTCCTTTTAATAGACAATATAAACAATGTTAAAAACTGGATATACGTCCCTATGATTTCTGAATCTGGGTTTGGCATTAGGGTAAACAGACAGCAGCTGATGGACGACATGATTTATTCTGCAAACGGAATGGTTCAGCCTACAATAAACGACCAAGGGTTTTCTGCCGCATTTAGAAAAGATCGCAGATATTCTGTTCAAGGAAGATTTGGATGGTCGTCTGTACCAGATAATGTTGAAGAAGCATGCATAGTATTAATTAAGCAGTACTTCGATCAAGATCGTGCTTGGAAAGATAAGTACGTAAAAAATATTAGTACATTTGATTGGAAGTTTGAATTCCTGCAAGATGCACATAAAGGAACTGGAAACCTGTACGCAGACCAGCTTCTTTCTCCATACGTATTGAATGGAATGGTAGCGTTCTAACATGAGCCTAGCAACTTCATTAATGCCAATGAAGCTAGACATCTATCTTCAATTAGACACTCAAGATGAAAATACTGGTGCCATTAAAAAGGAATGGATTTTTACTAGATCTGTTCCATGTTCGGCTAAAGGAATAATTTCAAATTCTGGTTCTGGAAGAGGCGGGGACAGACAAGTGTTTAGTAACAAGTATTCAAATGAACAGATGCTTGAAATAAGAACACCAGACCCAATAACCTATAGAGAAAAGGTTACAAATGTTAGAGACATGAATGGCAATGTGGTTTGGAAAGAGATAAATTATCCAAACAATACCCCAACAGTATTTGAAGTTATGAGCTCTACACCAATCACTGACCCATTCGGAAATGTTATTGCATATAACTCTATTGCAAAGAGATCAGAGAATCAGGAAATTGGATTCTAGCGTAGCTTTAATTCAAGCTGCTAGCGGGCTTGAAAGACTTATGGCAGGTACAGCGCCAGGGATACTTAAAGATAGCACGGTTGCACAAATTTCTGCATTTCTTTATTATGATGCAATGGTGCTTTCAAAGCTTACTGCAAATGATGAGTTTAAGAATTTATTTAAAACAACTATATTTAATCAAATAGAAAAAGACTTTGGAAATTATGTTGATGCCCAAGCAAGAGTTAAGCCAAAGTCCTTACACCACGTATACGAATGGAATAAGGCTGGCGTCCCGACAGCAAGATTATTTAATCTATATACAATTGGCACAAACGGACTATCATTCAAAATAAATTATAACTTTAAATTGTCTAAATCTCCCGTGCCATCTAAAGACAAAAAACAAAAAAAGAAATATGTCTTTGCAAATAAAGCTGATGTCATGGAAGCTGGGATGCCCATAGTAATCCGCCCAAGGTCCGCTGAGCGACTTGTATTTGAAATGGACGGTGAGACAGTCTTCATGCCAAAAGGTAGCTCAGTCACCGTTGGAAAGCCTGGTGGTTCCCAGGCATCTCACCAATTTTCTTTATCTTATGGAAGATTTTTTGGTGGGCCCCTAGTAAATTCTTCAATAAAGTCATCAGGGCTACAAAGAATATTTAATTCAAAAATAACAAAAGCATTAAGTCTTCCAATGAACATAAGAAAAGTGCAATATAGCTTTAGTGCTGGTAAAATAAGACTACAGGCTGATGCGGCATTAGAGTCAGCATTTGGAGGCTCACTATGACAATAGATTATAAAATAGACGCAATGTTTGAGCTTCGCAAATTCTTGTGGAAAGAATTAAAGTCTTCAGGCATATTCAATCCATATGATTATTACTCAGACAGCCTAGGTAGAGAAATAGTCCCACTTGTCCCAGTACAGCAATCCCCAGAATTTGATCAATTTTTAAACGGCAAAAAGCATATAGTCTATGACAAGATAGGATTGTCTTATGAGGAGAATTGGCTTATATGCTGTGAGAAGATTTTATTTACCATATACTCCACAGACGTAACAGAGATCTATGAAATTAGAAACCTTATGGTGGACCTATTTAGAAGAATGGATGAGTCTGCTAAAGATGCCAATCTGGCAAAAGAAACCAATAAATTAATATTCCATAGCATACATGTGGTCGAGACATCCCCCATAGACCCTTCAATAGAGCTCAAGGGATTTATGTCTACCGACGTAATCCTGGAGGTAAAGTACTCAAGGACCACGGACGGCACAGGCAGATTCAACTAGTTGCGTTTAGTTCAGTTATCCAGTAAAATTAGCTAAGAGGAAAAAGCCTAGCCAGCTTTGATTTAGATTTAAAAGTAAGTCAATATATATATTTATTTAATAATGGAGGTTTTACAAATGGCACAAAATACAGGAAATGCTAGAAATATTCTCGTTGGTGCATCACCACTGTTTCTTTCAGTAGAAGATTCACTAACAGCAGGATACATCGAAAACTTAGTACCAGGAACAGCAAAGGCAGGAGCAACTGGAAAGAACCAGCGTGTACCAGCATTTGCTAATGGAACAGCCGCAGGACAAGGTGGAACACCAGCCGCAGTTGCAGGAGAGTCATACACAACAACTCTTAACGCAATTGATGCAACACCACAAACTGGAGCAACACCAGCAGTTGCAGGAAATGCTTACCGCAACGTAGGTTACACAAACAACGGTCTTCAGATTACTTACAACCCATCATACGGTTCAGTAACAGTAGATCAGCTTCTTGATACAGCTAAGCTATTCAAGGAAACAATGGAAGTTATGATTGCAACAGAAATGGCAGAAGGAACTCTTGAGAACGTTCTTGCAGTATTTGGACAATCATCATCAACACTTAATGCAGGAACACTTGGTCTTGCAGCAGGCGCACTAGGAGAAGCTCCAGTTGAGCGTCAGCTAGTTGCAATTGGTCAGGCTCCAACAACTGTAGCAACTGGATCAAAGACTGAGCGTGTATATTATGGACGTCGTGTCCTTTCTGTACAACAGTCACAGTTCTCTTTGGCTCGTAACGCTGCTTCAACATTCCCAGTAACATTCCGTCTGCTTCCAGATGGTAATTACCAGGGTGCAGAATACGGTACAATCGTAGACCGTAGCTGGTTATAATTAATATTAATTAATTAATAAAAGCCCCCCAAGAAATTGGGGGGTTTTTTATTGCTATTATATTTTGCATATGATACAATAATTAAGACAGAATCCTAGGAGGATTAAAATGGCAAGTACAGTATATGATGTTGAAGAAATTCAACTAGCAAACGGAGCAAACGTAAAGCTAAAGCCTTTAACAATTAAAGAGCTTCGCAAGTTTATGGCAGCTATCGGCAAAACAGCAGATGCAACAACAGAAGATGAAACACTTACAATTCTAATTGATGCTTGTGCAGTAGCATTAGAAAAGCAGCTACCAGATTTGGTAAAAGACAGAGACGCATTTGAAGATGTTTTGGATGTTCCAACAATTAATCGCATTCTTGAAGTCTGTGGCGGGATTAAGATGGACGACCCAAACCTTCTAGCGGCAGCGGTTCTGGCTGGTCAGAACTAGATTTAGCCGCTTTAGAGGGTGAAGTTTTTCTTTTAGGTAATTGGAAAAATTACGAAGATCTAGAAGATAACCTCTCAATGCCAGAACTAGTAATAACATTTAAAGCAATGCAAAAAACTGAATCGGAAAAAAGAAAGTTCTTAGCTTCAATACAGGGCATTGAATTAAATGATAGCAGTAATGAAAAAGAGGAGGGATCATCCTTCGAAGATATTCAAAGAAGAGCGCTTGGAATAAACACATCAGCAGATGACGTTGTTTCACTACAAGGCTCATTTGCAGCGCAAGCTGGCTTTGGTATTGGAGCGGGATTAGGATACTCTATAGAGTAACATATATATATGGCAGATAATTTAATCACCACCAACATTACCGCCCACGCAGACTTTACGAGCTTAAGAGCTCAACTAGCGGGGCTTACTGCCCAACTCTTAAAACTCCAAGAAACAACAGTAGGAACTAACGCAAGGCTCGGACAGCAAATTGCTGTAATGAATAAGCAATTCGCCGAGACTTTGCGTTCTACTGGGCAATACGCTACACATTTTGTAACACTAAATTCTGATGTAGAAAAGTTTGGTAAAAATTTAGACTCAGGAAGATTAAAGCTAAATCAATATTTTAGGGTATGGCGAGATCATACTAAAAGTTCTGGCGGATTAATAAAAGATCTTGCAAGACAGCAGGTAATGCTTGAGAATGCAGTCGTTCAACCACTAGGCAAAAATGCACAAGGACTAATGCAATACAATGTTCACGTTGCAAAAGGCTTAGATTTAATAAAACATAAAACTTCGCTAGCAAGACACGAAGCATCTATCATGAACAAGGTAATGCTTGATGGATCTAATCAATTAATTAACTGGGGTAAAAATACTCAATGGGCTGGTCGTCAATTAACTGTTGGATTAACTGTACCACTTGCAGCATTTGGAATGGCGGCTCAAAGAGCATTCTTAGATGCTAATACAGAAATAGTAAGACTTACAAAAGTTTATGGTGGGCTATCGGCAACCTCTAAAGCAGAGCTAGCACAGGTTCAAAAAGATGTAGAAGCCACAGCAAAAGCTATGGCATCATCTTATGGAGTTGCATACAAGGACACAATCGCACTTGCCGCAGACATGGCCGCAACTGGTAAACAAGGAAATGATTTAATACAAGCAACAGAACAAACAACAAGACTTGCAGTTCTTGGTGAAGTAGATAGACAGCAAGCCATGAAAGCAACTCTTGCAATTCAAAATGCATTTAGGCAAAATACAGATGAGCTTACACAATCAATTGACTTCCTTAACGCAGTTGAAAACCAAACCTCTACAAGCCTTGAAGATTTAACAGAGGCTATTCCAAAAGCTGGTCCAGTAATTCAAGCAATGGGCGGAAGCATTCAAGATCTTGCACTCTATATGACCGCAATGAAAGAAGGAGGAATTGATGCTTCTTCTGGAGCAAACGCACTCAAGTCTGCATTAGCAGCACTTGTAAATCCAACTGGTGTTGCAGTAGACATGTTTAAAGGATTTGGAATTGACCTTAAAGGAATTGTTTCAAAAAATGCAGGAGACTTAACGGCCACAATAATGGGCCTACAGTCAGCATTAGATTCACTTGATCCGCTACAAAAACAACAAGCACTAGAACAGCTATTCGGTAAATTCCAGTTTGCAAGAATGAATGCTCTTTTTGCAAACTTAGGAAAGCAAGGATCACAGACGCTACAAGTTTTAGATTTAATGAAAGCAAGCTCTGCGGATCTCGCAGCTGTATCAAGTCGAGAATTAAGTATGATAACAGAGTCTGCATCTGGAAAGTACAAGAGAGCATTGGCATCAGTACAAGCAGATTTAGCACAAATAGGAAATCAATTTTTAACAATAAGCACTTACGTATTAAATGTTATATCTGGAATAGTTAAATTCTTTAATCAGCTACCAGACCCTATTCAAAAGATGTTAGGGTTCTTAGGAGGACTAACCGCAATTGCTGGTCCACTTATTATGCTTACTGGTGTACTTGGAAACTTTGTAGGCTATGTAATCAAGGGAGTATTCCATCTTAAATCATTATTAAAGGGTGGCCAAGGATTTAAATTACTAACACCAGAAATTATTGCAGCCATGGAAGCTGGAAAAGGGCTACAGGCCACATTCCACTCAGATGCAGAAGCAACAAAAGTATTAACCTCTGCAGTTAATACATTAGCTCAATCATTTACTAATCTAGAAGTTAAAGCAAATGCAGCAAGAGTATCAATGAACCCAGCAATCACTACAGTTGCCAATGGCGTAATATTACCAGGCCAGGCACATATTGGCGGAGCTAGCGCTAGAGTAGTTGATCCAAATAATCCTCTTGTTGGAAGTCCTTACAGCAGACAGATGGCTCACCTTACACCTGCAGGAACTCCGCAGCAAGGATCAATCTTTGGAGTTGTTCCAAACCCAGGACCAGTAAATCTTAGAATCGGTAAAAATCCACAAGCTTATATGGATAGAGATCTTCCAAAGATTCCAGGACTGACATCAGTAGGCGGAGTATCAACAGGAATTGTAGCAGCAGAAGCAGCTAAATGGCATGCAATGACTGCAGCTATTGCAATGCAATCAGAGGCAGAAATTAAAGTTCTTAAGGCAGAAGTTATGTCAACTGGAACGGTTACTTCAAGCCTTTCTGATTCTTATCAAGCCTTATTGCCTCAATTCTCAAAAATAACTAAAACCGCCGCAGCAGAAGTTGCTCAAATTGTTGAGCAGGTTAAGGCTAGCAAAATAACTGTAGAGCAAGCAAGAGCAAGAATAATAACTTTGAATGCTCAAGTCGAAGCAATGCTTGTATCAACAACAGCACAAGTTGCAGCAGGCATGGGTAGAACTGCAAACTTAACCACAGTTCCATTAACTGGACAGCCAGCAGTAACTGCAACTGGTAGATCAAACATGAAGGAGCTTTTCCATAAAGGTCCTACTGCAACAATGGTTGACAGAATTGCTAGGGCTCTAGGTGGAGTTAGAACTTCTGGCGCAGGATATTCAATACATACAACTGTCCCTAGATTTAATGATGGTGGGCTTGTTGAAAGTTTTGGATCAAATAAAACTCAGGTAAGCGGTCCTGCATCCGTAAACTATGACGACAGACTAGGATCTGTTCCCGTTGGAGGATATGTACTTAATCAAGCAGCATCAATGGATCCACGAAACAGGCCTCTAGTAGAAGCTGCATCTAGCACATATCAAGGTGGTGGAGAAATAACTGCAATGCTTACTCCAAAAGAAACAGTATTTGGCGCAGGCATAAAAAGAAACCCAGAGCTACTTAAAGCAGTAGATGCAGCAAACAACGGAACCCCACTAACAGCACACATGGGTGGTGGTCATATAACTTTGGAAAGACCAAACTATGGAGCATTAACTCCTAAAGCCCTAGCCGCATTAATATCAAGAATTACAAGAAGGGGACCTAAGCTATCACCAGAAATAGCTCAAGGAAGAAATTTACAATTAACGGCTGAAGAAGCCATAGCGTACCAGGCTAGAGTTTTGCCTGCTGGAACTAGAAGAGCTTCAATGGGAGCAGATAGAACTTATTATTATGTTGGCAATTGGGGTGGTAGATTAAGAGGTAGTACAAACTCTGCACTACCACACGGCGCAGCTAAAAAATCAGACGTAGTTTATGACTTAATGCACGGATCAGCAGAAGAAGCTTTGCCTTCTCTAGCAAGATTCTTAGAGGTTCACAAAGTAAGGCCAGAAAAAATAGCTGAATTAACAACTCGTGCAAGAGCAAATATAGTAAAAGAATTAGGCGGAGTTGGAACTATTGGAGAGGCTCAATGGTCTCAAATTCAACATAGACAATACTTGCAGATTGCTAAAGAATTAAGGTTAAAAAAACAATACCTAGAAAGCTTAAATGTCCCAGGACAAAGAAGAGCTAAATCTTTAGATCCATCAAGAAATGGATATGATAGAGAGACAGCTATTAGTCCATATAATGCTGCTGACTTAAAAACTTTAGATGCACTAAATGAAGCAAACGGCACAGCCTTTATGGGGTCGTATCGTAACTATGGCATAAGCACAATTGATGGCAAGCCAGCAGTTCTAGCACACATGATGCCAGGATTTGCCCTTGGCGGTCCAATAGTAAAGGCTAAGAGAAATTACGGATTAGTAATGGGGCAAATGGGAATCCCTATGTTCAGAGGAGCATACAAATCTCCTTTAACCATACACCCAGAACAACAAGCTCTTATGGAAAGGCAGCAAGCAGAAAGATGGGCGAAGCTACCAAAGGATAAGAATGGTGATGTCTGGCACACACCAGCAGAGCTAGACCTTATGCGTAAGGGCAAGATGGTAATGGGATCAAGACCTATGCCAAAAAGTTTTTATCAAGACTTGACAAATGACGATCCTTTGCACGGAACGCTACACATTGGAAGATATCAGCCACCTCTTCACGTAAGAAATCAATACGTAGGAGAACAAATTAGATATTCATCTCCAACAAATTGGAGAGGTAGAGAGGGTACGGCTGCCCCAGCTTTTGCAAGCGGAACTCTGGAGACAAGAGCAAGAACTGCATTATTTAGATATATGCAAGGAGACTACTCAGCCATAGGAGACCCAGCTGTTCAAGCTTACCTATCAGCTATTAGAACAAAGTTTACTGGAACTTTGCATAGAGGTGTAAAAGACGTAGGATCCCTTCCACCAACAATTAGAGAATTAATAAGGCAAGGCCGATGGTCAGACCTTGTAGGCAAAGAGTTTATTATGCGCCGTTCTTCATGGAGCACAAACGCAGACACAGCAGAAGGCTTCGGTCAGCTTCAGATAGTTGCTTCTGTTAAAAATAGAAATGCCGTACCAGCTTCTGAAATATTCCCAGATCTAACGTTCCAATCTCCAAAAGGCCCAGTGCCAGTAAATGAAAGTGAAGTTTACATGGGAGGAAAGTTTAGAATAGTTGCAGCAGGAAAAGATAGATTAAAGCTAGAGGCGGTATATGATGCTGCAAGAGAAAACGGTGGACCAGTAAATGCTGGAAGGCCATACCTAGTTGGAGAAAAAGGCCCAGAAGTATTTGTTCCAAGAAATAGCGGAGGAATAATTCCAAGCTATGCTCTTGGCGGAATGATTAGACGTGGAAAAAATTCATACGGACGTAAAGGAAATCCTGCTACACGAGCAGCAGAATTGGCCGCAAAGAGAGCACGAGCAGCAGCTTACATTCCAGCACAGACCGACGCACCAGAATTTAGAGAAGGGCCCCTATCTGTTGGCAGAACAACAATAATTGGTAATGGTGGAGTAAGAACAAACGTATATGCACCACAAGGATCATTGCCTTATATGCCAGCCCTAAAGCTTCCTTTCCAAACATTTAATAATAATTTAACAGCAGCATTTTCATCTATTGGAGCAAATCTTAAATCTGTTGGGGCAAGCCTTAAATTAGCCTCAACTCAATTAATTGCAAATGTAAAAACAATACCAGGACAAATTAAATCTTCATTTACGCCTATGGCAAACTCAATTAAAAATATTGGTAATCAAATTGTAGTTGCTACTAAGGCCGCTGGAAATAGTATTAGGGCTGCTGGCTCATATGTTAATGGATGGATTAGGCCACAGATGTATGGCTCAGTTGCGCCTGGAGTTTCTGGTACTGGGCCTGCAAGTACTTTTGCCGCAAACCTAAGATACAGCACTGGCAACATGCTACATCCAATTACATATATACAAAACAAGATGGCTGGCGGAGAAGTAAGAGAACAACCAAAACCAATAATGGGGCCAAACGGCAAGCCTATAATGGATCCAAATACTGGCAAGCCTATTATGACTCAGCCAGGTCGCCCTGGCCCAAGATTTACTGGAACTGGAATGGTAACTCAAGCAGGAGCATCTCTAGGTGGATATGCTATAGGTAATAAGGTTGGTGGCTCTACAGGAGGCATCATAGGCTCTATAGCAGCCCCAATAGCAGTACAGAGTCTCTTCAAGGCTGGTACAGCAATAAGAGCCGCAGGAGGCATCAGTGCCGCACTGGGGGGTGGTGGCATAGCATCAGGAGCCGCAGCCCTTGCTGGATTAGCTTTACCTCTGGCAGTTGTTGCAACAGCGGTAGTTGTTGGAATTAAACTCTGGAAAAACCATAAAGAAAGCATGCGATTAAATGCTTTAGGCTATGGAATGACTGCAGAGGCGGCAGCAAAAGCAGGGCTTAAATTTAAAGACTATAACCTTTCATTAAAGGAAACAGTCGAAAGAGCCAAGAATATAAGAGAGACTCAAAATCTTTTGTTCCAAAGCATGACTGGTGCTGGAACACCTTTAAATATAACAATTTCAGAATTCAAAAAGCTTAAGAAAACAGTCCAAGATCAATTTGGAGATCAGATTAAGCTAATTAATAAGACTAGCGCAGATGATCAATTAGATTTAGCAATGAGACTAAAAACTCAATTTATTTCTATGGGAATGACTGCTGAAGAAGCAACTAAAAAGATTTATACAATGTACACTCTGTCAAATTTTGCACAGGATGCAACGCTATACACGGTTCAGTCTCAAGGATTTAATAATATAAAAACAGCAATTGACGCAGCTATTGATTCATTAAGAATATATAACGACGCAGTAAAAAATAAGCTAGACCCAACAGAACAAGCAAATGCTTTCAACACAGCACAAATGGGAATTACCGCTGCCGTGGAAGAAGATCAAAAGATAGCTTTAAAAAATAGAAAAGCAGATAAGAGCAAGCCATCTTTTGTAAGTTCTGGTGAAGAAAAACAACTTATGTGGGATGCCGAACTGGCAGCCATAGAAAAAATAAATTCAAAACAAAGCGCACAAACAACTATAACTCAAGAGACAATAAATGAGTTAAGAGCAGCCAACTCAGTGATAGGCGAAATGATAGACCTCCAAGATACAAACGTATCTATTTGGCAAAAAGAAAGGCTTGTGGTAAGAGGATACTCCCAAGACTTATTAGGACTTAATGCACAACAAGTAAATGCTCTGTACTTACTACAAATGGCAGCAACTAAATCTATTGAGGTAATTGGTAGACAAACTTTCTTAAAAACACAATATAAAGAATTAGATAGACTAAAGGGTTTGCAAGAAAAATATACAAAAGCTTTAAAGGGTCAAAGCGTAGCACAACAAATATCAGATAGAGATAGACTTTCATCACTTCAAAAACAAGTAGATGCCAATAATAAATTAGCTGCCGCAAGAATAAAAGCCCTGGATGCAGCAAAACAAGAAAATGATATAGCGATACAGATTGCTAAAAAACAGGCAGAGTACAACGCAGCAATTGCTACAGGTAACGATGCAGCAGCACAGCAAGCAAGTTTAGACATACAGGGCCTACAAAGCGACTTACAGTATAACGCACAGGTTAAAGCAATTCAAGATGCAACAGATTTTAAGAATGCTCCTTTATTAAGACAAATTGAAATAATTCAAAACAAGCAAAAGAACTTATCAGATGCAGCTGCACTGGCTGGTGAAAAGCTTGGAGACGTATCTACAGCAATAGGTAAACAAGAAGACGCAATCGGCACTTTAATTAAGGCCATGGCAAACTATAGAGCTGCTCTACAACAGAATAAAGATCAGCTAGCAGCTTGGAAGGATACTCCAGAAGCAAAGGGAATGTTAGCCGCAATAACTTCAGCGGCGCAAGCATTAAAGGTTGATCTATCCCCATACCCAGTGGATCCAAAAACTGGAAAACCAGGTGTAGATGCAGGCCAAGGGTTGTACGACAGCATATCAGAAGGACTTGAAGCATCGCTTATTAAGAGTGGAATAATTGTAAACGGAGACGTATACGTAAATGGTAAAAAGGTTGCATCATTTGCTAGTGCATTAAAGCAAGCAGACCCTACAAAAGTTGGCGGAGGAACATCTGGCACGGGAGCAGATAAAAAATATTATAACGCTGCTGGAGAATCAATTACTAAAAAAGTATACGACGAACTTCCAAAAAGATCAGACGATGGAAAGTACACAGTTGGATATAAAGATTTTACAATTCCAGAAAAAGCACTTGCAAATAAAATGTTTAGTACCTGGGGAGATCTTACCGAAGCTTTTTATAAAAAATTTGGTGGAGGCACGACTAAAACCGTTATTGCAGGAAATACATATGGAGTTAATGGAGAGGTTTGGATTGGAACAGACACAGTTGGTCAAAAACCAGTAGGCTATTGGGCAAATACAACTAATGGTGGAAAGAAGGTTAAGAGCTTTAATCAGGGTGGTCCAATATACGGAGCTGGAACTGCAACCTCAGATTCTATTCCAGCATTGCTTTCAAATGGAGAGTATGTAGTAAGAGCATCTGCAGTTAAACAATACGGTGTAGAACATTTTGATGCTTTAAACGCACAAAGATTTGCTGGCGGCGGTCTTGCAGAAGCAATAAGAAAAGATCCAACACTTAGAAATCTTACTTCGCCACTAGGTACTAGACAAAGAATGCTAGACACAGCCACAGCCCAACTTGGAATTTCAGAAGGATATGATCCAAAAACTGGAGAAGGAAACAATATAACAAAGTACTCCAAATGGATTAATCAACTTGAAAAACTAGGATCAGATGTTGTTGTATGGTGCGGAACATTTATTCAATGGGCAGCAGCAATGTCTGATGTTAAGATACCAGACACTTTCCATACAGCAGCTGGAGCAAGAAGCTTTGCAGGACTTAAACAGCTTGTAAATGCTGGAATGGATTTGCCAACTGCAAAAGATAAGTTTTCATATAGCACTCCTGAGCCAAAAATGGCTGATTTTAAAGTATCTCAAAGTCGTAATGAAAATGAATATGGAAAGCTTATTGGAAGTCAAAAAAATATTAAAGCCTATGAAGCAGCATATGCAAAATGGGAAAAAGAAATAGCAATCCCAGAAGATCTTGCAAGAGACAAAAGATTAGAAAAAACATCAGATATTGGATGGGCTAATGTTTTAAAGAATCCTCCAATGCCTGGAGATATACTTTATTTAAATTGGGCAATGAATCAAAGGAACGCAAACGCTCCTGAATCTGTAATTCCAAATAGAATAAGACACGCAGCCCTTGTAACAAAAATTTCAGGAATAAAAGATATTAATGGAGTTCCTGGGTATTGGATTGATTCAATTGATGGCAATAGCGAAGATAGGGTTCAAAGAAACAACTACGAGTTAACTAGAGCCAACATGAGATACAATCCACTTGTAGCTTATGCAAGACCAAACTACAAGCCTTCAAAATCAGGAATGCTTGCAGATATTATTGCAAATCTTTTTAATACAAATGAAAACGATACTTACACAGTAAAAAGAAATAAAACTCTGCCTCAAATTGCAAAGACATTAAAAATAAGTTATGAAGATCTTGCTAAACTAAATCCAGAATATTTACAAGGCAACATTGTATATGCAGGCACTGAAATAAATATTCCTAAAGCAAAGCCACCTGTTAAGAAAGCTGCTGGGGGCCCAATATATGGAGCAGGAACTGCCACATCTGATTCTATCCCAGCGTTACTTTCAAATGGCGAGTACGTAATTAAAGCAGCCTCTGTTGCTAAATATGGCGTTGGAACATTTGATGCTTTAAATACACAAAGATTTGCACACGGCGGACCAGTACATCCTAACATTTTATCAAATGAAGTAGGCACAACTGCAAGATCGACAGGTGCCCCAATGGGTGGCCCATTTGGATTGCTTGGTAAAGGAATGCAAGACCTAGGATCACTAGGTTATGAAATACTGATGTCTACAGTAAATTCTGCTAAGTTCCTTGGCGGCATGACTCTAAACAAACCAAACTGGATGAGCCCAGAAGATGAAAAGATGTACAGACAAGCAATGCTTGATGCTCAAACAGGCAATGCAGGCGGAGCTCTTGGAACAGTTGCTGGAAGAACAGCGATGTCTCTTTTCAATGTTTATCCTAAAATTATTCCATGGAATAGGATATGGGCTCAAGCTGGATTAAAAGATTTACCTGGACAAACAGAATGGTTCCTTGCTAACCTGCCATCTTCAATGCCAGACATATTCAATCATTATTTTGGTAAGAAGGGACTCCCTGGACTTGCAGGCCGCACAGGCGCAGGCGGGCTAGGAGCTTTACGTAAGTATGCCGAAGGTGGGCCTGTAGCTGATACAGTGTCTTCAATAGACAGATTTAAAAACAAATTTCGCCTTTGGAACGAAGCCGAGACACCCGAGATGGCTGGAGGAAGATCTGATTACTACAATCGTGGTCCGATTGATATAGTTGGAAAATTTACAGAAAATGAAAGAGAAGTTTCTGAACTTTTGCATGCTTGGACTGGTCTTCTTAATACATACTATGGAGCTAAATACGAAAATCTGTTTAGAAAAAATAAAAAGGATAGCCTTCTTACAAACCCTATAACCACAGACTTAGAAGTTGCCACTCCAAGAAACGAACTTGGTCTTAAGGGCCACCGATTAGGAATGTTCACCCCACTATTTGCAGGCACGGACATTAAAGAAAAAATTGGAGGCCAAATGATGATGATGCCAACAATTATGGGACACGATTACCGTAATATAATGCTTCCAAATCAAAAAGGTTTTGATCCAGTTCCTCTTACTCTTGGCGATCCATATAAAATTGGATTTAAAACATATTCTGATAAGATGAGTAAAGATTTTTTAACTAATGAAGATATGAGATTGGACCTGATATCAGTAATTAGTCATGAGTTTGGCCATCAATTACAACAAAGATTTGAAAGAAGTAATGTTTTGGGAAATAAAAATACTGCTTCTAAAATTTTTACAGACAACAAAGGCAAAGCTCTAAAGCGAAAAGACTTAGAAGAAATAAATGCGGACATGTTATCTGGCGCAATTATTTCAGAAATGTATAACGCTGGTTATATGAAAAATATTGCAACACCAGCAGCAATTACAAAATATTTAAAGAAAGAATATTTAAAACACGCAGCTAAAAAAGTTGGCTCCACGGACATACAGGCCAGCTACAAAGACGACAAAGGCAAATTAGTTGAGACTGATTCGCATGCACATGACTCAATGTATAGATTTGGGGCCTACATAGAAGGATTTAAAGATAAAAATACCGACATAGCGTTATCTGATTACTTTGGAGTTTCTCCAAAAGATTTGTATCCCGACACTACAAAAGCAAAATCAGTTGTTGAAACTTTATCTAACTATAAATTAAAATCAGAGTTCTTTGATGAGAATAACCAGACAAGAATGCCAGATCTTTTAAATACTAAATATGCAGAAATTTTAGGGCTATCGTCTTCTGGACCAACAGTACCTCATAAAGCACTTAACATTCAGACCCCACGTGATTTTGCAAGAGCTTTAATATCAGCCTATGGAGGAACTCCAACTGAACCTTTGATTAATGGAATACAAGCATGGGCAATGCAAGAAGGCGGACATTGGCAAAACAGAGCTTTGCATAATCCATTAAATACAACATTGGTTCTCCCAGGATCTACAAAAATGAATACAGTTAATGCAGGAACTGGAACAGGGGTCCAGGCTTATACTTCATGGGAGCAAGGCTTAGAAGCAACTATGCAAACATTAAGTTTCCCTAATCATGGATACGAAGACATAATTGCAGCCTTTAGAGATAGTAAATCTAAGGATGCTGGTAAGTTATTTAAAGCAATAAATAAATCTGACTGGGGCCATCCAAAATATAATTTTGATGTAAACAGTAAATGGACTCAAGCAATGATGCGATACAACCCAGCCAAACCATTTGGACCAGATACAAAAAATCCAGAATGGTATTCTGAATTACCAGGTGGCGGCCTTATTACTATTACCGTTACCCCTGAAGAAAATGAAGATCCTAATTGTCAAGGACCAAATTGTAAGAAAAAGAATTGCGTTGGTCTAGATTGCCCAAACAGAATCCCAGGAGATAAGCCTGATGACAACCCCTGGGATCCAGATATTGATTGGGAACGATGGTGGCCAAAGGATGAAAAATTATATAGCCCTAAGCAAAGAATAGTAGATTACTACCAGCACGTATATCCTCAGAGACCAATGAAAAAATTTACTGGAACTCTAAAGAATGCTGCAAAATCAATCCCTAGAGAAAAAACAACAATGGGAGTATCAATCACAAGCCCGTCCTCAGTATATGACTTGTTCGAATGGGGCGGTAAAAAGTGGGCAAAGCCTAAGAATGCGGGCGATGCACTTTTTGAAGTAGAAAACTATCCAAATGTTGACTGGCCATTAGGCTCACAGGTAATAGATGGAAAGATTATGAATGTTATTGATCGTCCACACGGAGAGGAATTCTATTACTGGCCAAATGGAGGAATAGGAACAACCAGCAGAATCTCCAAGTGGCCTGGAACAAATATTCCAACTGCTCCAGCAATGGTTCAAAACAAGTTGGAAAAGTTCTTTTTAACTTCCAATCAAGAAACTGGGTATGCAAATGGATTCCTTAGAGCAGCGGACTATGACAGATTGGCGACATGGAAAGATAAAGATTATCCAGACTCTATAATTGAAAAATTTGCATCTGGCGGCTTAGCAACAAAATTTAATATACCTAAATTTGAAAGTGGCATAAATATGGTTCCAGCCAACATGCTTGCTATGCTTCATAAGAATGAAGCAGTTGTACCAGCTAATATGAACCCCTTTAATCCAAACGCTAATAATGCTACAATGGGTGGAGCAACATATAATATTACAAACAATATAAATGGATACGACGGAGACTTAAATCAATTGTCAAACATAATAACACAAAGAACCATGACAGCTATTAAGACATTAGATTCTACTAATGCAAAAATGGTGGGAACAAACAAGACTGTAGGTATTAGATAATGGCACTAACACTACCAGTAGGCTCTGCTATATACTTAGACGAAACATACGGACTAGATGCACATATATGGAAAAAGGTATCGGAGCATAACAGGGCTCCAGTTGTTGTAGATACAACAAGAATTGAAAAGTCTCAAAGAATGGCAAATGGCACACTTAGAAAAATCTTTATTGCGGATAAGGTTTTGATAAGCACAACTTGGTCAGATCTTCCATCTTCTTCTACTATGACAGTAGATGGAGGATGGGGCGCAATGGATTTAAAAACATATTATGAGAATCAGGGCAAGGGTGCATTCTGGGTAAAGCTATCGCCAAACGGAACATCTGCTAGAGAAAAAATAGTTAAGATGGCTTTTGTTGCAGCAAGTTTTTCAATGATGAAAAGAAATGTTCGTATGGGGAGCACAACTAGTTCTGCACAGATATCAGCCGCTACTCCAGGAACCACCTCTATTGTTTACACGGCAGCCAATAGCTTTCAAGCAGGAAATACTGTAACGGTTAGAGGATTTGAGTCGAGTCAGTTTAACGTAACTAATGCAGTTATATCCGCAGCCACAGCAACAACATTTACAGTGCCAAAACAAAAAGATTTATCTTGCTCTATAACTCAAGTGTCTGCATCTGGTGGAGTTATTACATATATAGCAAACAATACTTTTTCTGTTGGGGATCGAATTACAATAACTGGCCTTGCAACGACAGCATTTAACTTAACAGATGTTAAGATTGTAGCTGCTGCAGACTCTTATTTTGATGTTTCAAATGCAGCAACAGGAACAGCAATAACTTCGGCAGCTGGTGGAACAGCGACAGTTATTGGTGAGTCAACTGTATTTGCAATAAGCAAAACAGAGCCATCTCTGGCTAATAAAGATATTAAATTTACATCTACTGCTCATAAAATTCATGCAGGAGAAACTGTAAACATAACATCAGTTAGGCCAGACGCAACTATAACAAATGTTACGGCACACACTACGGCTGGGCAAGTTAAATACACTGCGGCAAATAGCTTTGCGGCTGGAGACTATATTAGTATATCTGGAATAACTCCTTCGCAATACAATGTACAGAGTGCAGCTATTGTTTCTGCCACAGAAACATACTTTATTATTGCGATTGCGGCGACAGGAACGTTTAGAAAAAGCGGTACTGCATCAAGTATTTTAAATGTTAAGAATGCTCTAGTTAAATCTGTAACATCAGATACATTTACTGTAGAATCATTAACTGCAAACGGATTAGAAATAACTTCAACGGCGTCTGCTCAACAAGTTTCATCCTATCCAGCATCGGCAGTAAGCGTAAGCTCTGAAGTACAAGAATTTTGGGATGTATCTATAACACTGGAAGAAGTATAATGTTAAGTTCTTTAAATGCGGCTAGCTATATAAATCAATCACAATCCTTTAAGATGTCTCAAGGATGTCTTATTGAATACAATATGAATGATTTAATTGATAAAGCAAGCATTACTGCTGCTGAGGGAGTCATAACACAAAAAAGAACTGCACCTTTATCTCAAGGCGGATACGAGTATAAGCCATTTGAAAAACTATTTCCTATTACAAGCATAATTGATCCAAGACGCCCAAAGTCTGCTGGAATTCAGTATTTGATTTTAGGAGATCCAAGTGTTAAAAAATTTGATTCAGCTTCAAGCTATGCATCTTCAAAAACACTTTCAAAAAGATTATACTTCTCAGGTATTAAAACTGCATATAAATATTGGGTGACACCAGTAGCCACAGTAAATGGAAAGCCAGACGGGGTTCCTACAAAAACATTAACAGGATGTATTTTACAAGTCAGATACCCAGCAGCAACAAAAGCAACAGCTAATAAAATAACTATTAAATTTGAAACATCTCATTCTAAGCCAACCTCTTGGACACTTAAGTCATTAAATTTATTAGCCGTAGAAGCTCCCCTATATGTTGGAACAACTTGCCCAGATAATGGAGTGGTTAATTTATACTACAATGGAACAACATGGACTGAAACTGAATTTGAAACCCCGACAGCGGGATTTGATTTAAGCGGACTAGACCTACAAATAAATTCTATAGATACCGCTGGAGGGTACTTAGGAATAATTGAAATTTCACCAAGATACGTAGTAGACGTGTCAGAAAAAGTACAAAAAATTAGTTTTAGTCAAAACGCATCAGACTCAACCTCTGATTTGGTTCCTGTTGGAAATGTGACTGCAAACTCTTTGTC